GAGTTCCTTGGCAAGACATGGGATTGGGTGATGGAAGCCATCGCCACTAACCCCATGATGTTCTCAGATCGTGCCATAGAGGCACACAAGGAGTTGACACAATGATGACACCTTGGTATGCTTATGGGGAAACTGGTGAGGCAGTTTTGAGTGTGGTTGAATCCGCACTTGATGGGGGTGATACAACACGTTTCATAAATTCGTTGCGTAGAATTGGATTGAGTGATCAGGAGATCATGCACGTTTACGCTGAGGAAGTCTTAGAGATTGAACAAAAGAAGTAAACAAAAATTATTAGAACAGGAAGCCCGTAGAGGGCTTTTCCTGCTTCTGGATCATTATCTGATCGCCCGTCAAAATGGTGAACATGTCACCAACGGGAGACCAGAAGAAATTGAAACTGCAATTTGGAGATGGCATAGTGAAGTTCTTGCAAGAAGTAACGAAGTGGACTGAGGCACCAAACACCCCGAACCACATATATATATTTAACGACAAAAATCAAAACGTTGGATATATCAAACGGGGAACATCTGAAATGTTGATGTTCTCAAAACCATCGAAACAGTTCGACAAACGCTACCGAAAGTTTGTCGAAGTTGAAGTATAGGAGATTGTAATGGCAAGTCACGATGCTTTGGTAATTCAAAGTGGCCCTAAAAAATTAACAATGGAAGACGTTACGTTAATGGTGGATAAGTTGTCACCGAATGACGCAGCGATCATCTACAACACATTCAAATTTGTGAATGATCTTCTGAACCCAGAGATGTATGGTCATGCCGTATCTGCTGAGGTGAGGGATCAGGCTCGGGTTTGTTTAGGTTTACCGAAAGTAGAACAGAATGCCTACCTATAAGTTTCATAACAAGGATACAGGCGAAGTTTGGGAAGACTTTATGGGGATATCTGCAGCAGATGATATGCTGAAAGATAATCCCCATATTGAACGGCTAGTCAATGGTGCGCCGGGCCTCATTGGAGGCACAGGTGATCGGACTAAGCCGGATGGTGGGTTCAAGGAAGTCCTATCTAAAATATCAGAGGCAAATCCAACCTCTGCCCTTGCAAACACCTACGGAGCGAAGGATGCAAAATCCGTGGCGGTGAGAGATTTGGTGCAAAAACATCGCCCCAAAGTGTAAGGTGACATGGAAAATTCACTATTTTTTGTAACACAATAAATTATAAATATTGTTGAGCCGTATATGGGACTATAAGAGGGACTTAATATGAAATGGCTTAAGATGATTACTGCAATCTGTTTGATTTCAGTAATGAACGTGGGGTGTGCTTCAGCCTCTGGTAGTAATTATTATGAAGCCGTGCAGAAAGCCGCAGAAGCGAAAGCTCTTGTGTCTGAAGCACGTTACCGAGCTCTCGCTCAAGTCGCAGCGAGTGGCGATGGTCAGGCTGCATCCGCAGCTGTCATGGCAATCGCACTGTCCAATGAGGACACAATCGTTCCACAGTATGTCGAATCTTCCGCTCTGAAATGGGCGCAAGTCTTGACACCAACTATCGGAACATTGGGATTGGGTATTGTTCAAGCAAACGTTGCTAAGAACGCCGCAAACAAGGCTGCTGAAGTTCAAATGGCTTCTATGCAGGCTAATGCTGATATTCAATTGGGTCAACAAACTATGATCAGTAACATGGGATCACAGTGGGCTGATGTCGCAGCTGCTGGTGGACAGGCAACAGTTGATGTTGCTCTCGCCGGATTTGGCGCACTCAACAACGCTGGTGACCAGACTGTTCAACTCGGTCTCGCTGGGTTAGATACTGCTGATAGTATTGCCACAACTGGTTTTACTACAGTTGACAGTATCGCAACCACTGGATTCACCACTGTTGGTGATGTTGCTACAGTTGGTATGAACAACCTCAACGATATGGGTCAGTTTGGTATGACTACGGTTGGAGCAGTTGGTCTTGCAGGCATGGATAACCTTACCACGCTTGGCACTACTGGTATGGAAAACATGCTTAACTTGTCGTTAGATTACAACGACTTGATCGACACTATGAATACCACTAACGCTGATACGTTGACTACGACACTGGCTGATGCAAATGATACTAACCTTCAAGGTCAGACAAACTTTGCTCAGATCATCGCAAACATGCAGGCTACTATTGATGCAATGTCATCGCAGCTAAACGATCCTATCACCTGTAACGTTGCTGGGGACGGAACAGTCACTTGCAACAACTAGTTACACAAAAGTGTGATAAATAAGGGGGTGTTGACCCCCTTTTTTTATGGAGTAAATTATGGTTAAACCAAATCCCAAGTTAGAACAACAAAAACTTGCATTGATTGAGGAAAAAATTGAGAAGTCTTTTCTCAAGACGCAAGAAGAATTTGAGACTGATGATACAGAAGATATCATTGAAGCGTTATCAGAGGCATTATCTATAGATTATGTTGAGAAATGGAAAGTATATGCGAGAATGAAACTCGCAGAACGAAATTTCCAACGGTCTGAGATGATGCGGAAAAGTCTGATACAAAAACTTATTCACACACAAGCGAACCTAGATGTCACTCTCACCGCACTGGAGGACAAGAAGATAGCAGTTGACTTTGAGATACAGGATAAGATGAGACTAAAGGAACAGATCAAGAGTCTACGCAACGAAATCAAAACGCTTAAAAAACCTAAAGAGGTTTCAAAGCGTTCGGCCCCCGAAAAAAAGTCGCCGGCCAAAAACGCCTGAGAGGTTTTTTATAAATAGTCTTATCACAAACACAGTTGTTGAAGAAAATGTTTAGTTTCGCATCATATTTACAGGAAGATGCTCAAGGTAAGAATTTGCATCTGGAACACCTAGAGGACGAAATACTTAATTTCGGAATCGGTGGTGCTCGTGGAGCGATCAACTTTTTGCAAGCCTTACGAGATATGTTGTCGGGTAACGCTCGTTCTTCAATCAATATGACTGTCAAGTGGGATGGCGCCCCTGCTATATTTGCTGGTGTCGATCCTTCTGATGGCAAATTTTTTGTCGCAAAGAAGTCTGTATTCAATAAGACTCCACTGCTGTATAAGACAAGAAAAGAAATAAATGATGACCCAAAACTACCACAAGCTTTAAAACCATCATTTTTAATCGCACTGGAAGAATTTAGTAAATTAGGTATAAAAGGTGTCTTGCAAGGCGATCTGATGTTTACTTCTAGTTCTTTGGAAACGGAGATGATAGATGGACAGAGATTTACTACCTTTCAACCGAACACGATTGTATATGCGGTTCCGAGATATTCTGATCTTGATCGCCAAATCAGGTCTGCAAAAATTGGTGTCGTTTGGCACACAACATACTCAGGGCAAACTCTGGAAAAAATGTCGGCGTCTTTTGGTGCAAACATTAGTGGACTCAGGAAAAACAAGGCGGTTTGGATGGATGATGCTACATACCGTGATGAGAGCGGAACTGCGACATTTACTAAATCGGAAACTAATGTTGTAACTGGATATCTGGCCACCGCCGGTAGATTGTTTCAACGTATAAAGAAAACAGAACTTGATGCCATGTTGAGATTGCAACGGCAACTAGAGTCGCAGGGCAAAACTGCTGGTGCTACTCTCAAGACCTATGCTAACTCCAAAGTTCGTGCTGGAGAAAAGATCACAAATGTCACGGCATATGTCAATGGGTATGAGAAGTGGGTTTCTGATAAGTTTGATGTCCAGACCCAAAAACTAAAACAAGAAAAATCAAAGAAAGAGAACGAAAGAAAGAAACAAGAAGTTCTCAGAGAAGTCAGAAAACACCGCAATTTGCTAATCAATGTCATCTCATTCCAGAATGCTCTGGTAGATGCTAAAATGGTTATTGTGAGAAAACTAAATACTATTAAACAAATGATGGATACTTTTGTTCGCACCAAACAGGGATTCAAGGTTACTAATCCAGAAGGATATGTTGCCATTGACAGAGTTGGTGGAAATGCGGTCAAACTAGTAGACAGGATGGAGTTTAGTTACAATAACTTCACCGCAATCAAGGCATGGGACAGATGAGTAAGGAAAAACACATAGTATTTGCTTTTGGTAGGATGAACCCACCCACTGCTGGTCACAGTAAACTGGTGGACAAGGTTCACTCAGAAGCAAGAAAAAAGGGAGCAGATCACAGAGTGATTGTCAGCCATTCTCAAGACAAACACAAAAATCCACTTACATCTGCACAAAAAATTCGATACCTAAAACATGTTCATCCACAGGGCAAGTTTGAGGGTTCTTCATCATCACAACCACACGTTTTCGCTCACTTGGCGAAAATGCACCAACAAGGACATACTCATGTCACGATGGTTGCTGGTTCTGACCGTGTTGGAGAGTTTCACAAGTTGATCAACAAATATAATGGTAAAAAAGGTAGTCACGGATATTATAAATTCAAGAGTCTGAAGGTAGTTTCTGCCGGCGCTCGTGATCCAGACGCCACGGGTGTCGCTGGTATCAGTGGCACTAAAATGCGATCTCACGCATCCAACAATGACTACAAATCTTTTAAATCAGGACTTCACACCAAAACCTCACACGGAGAGGCCAAGAAGTTATTCAACGCAACAAGAAAGGGAATGGGGTTGAAAGAGGGTCAAGTTAGATTGTCTTTCTCTGCATTTCTAAAGGAATCGACATGAATAGAGAGGAAGTATACGAACAACTAAAAATAGACGAGGGAGTGGTTTATGAAATCTACAACGATCACCTCGGATACCCCACCTTTGGAGTCGGTCATCTTATCAAAGAAAGTGATCAGGAATTCGGAAAACCTGTTGGAACTCCAGTTGACGAAGAAAGAGTCAGGGCGTGTTTTGAGAGAGACCTTGACATTGCCGAACGAGAGTGTGAGCATCTATACGGAGAACGGGAATTTGGAAGTTTCCCAGAGCAAGTCCAGCAAGTCTTGGTTAATATGATGTTCAACATGGGGCGTCCGAGATTAAGTCAGTTCAAGAAAATGAATAAAGCAATCCACGAAGGTGATTGGAAAACTGCCGCCGTGGAAGGCAGAGACTCTAGGTGGCACAAACAAGTCACTAATAGAGCGGAAAGGTTGATGGTAAGATTAGAGGAAGTATAATGGCACTTTCAAAATACGAGAAAAAGGGTCTTGCAATCAGCTTTACCATCATTATTTTGGTTGCTACACTTTTTCCAATGCTGGTATTATAACGAGGAAGTATAATGGATAAAAATATGATGAAAGGAATTATTATTGGTTTTATGGTCATTACCATAGGTGCGTGTTCAAGTCTAGGCAACTTGATCCCCAATAAATTTGATAACGTTGAGTATGGTTCTTTGGTTAGATTGGGTGTCATTGCAGAGAATACCAAAGAATGTAACGAAACACTGATAATAACTGCGTGGGGTGAATCTGCATTTTTAGAAAAGTATGCTAAATACACCATGAACGAAACCAGCCAAAAAATTTATGTTAGGATCAATGATCTTGTAGAAGAACTGAAGGACAGGGAAGACCCAACTCCAGCATATTGTCGCATCAAGTGGGGCAATATCTCAAAGGTGGTTGAGGAAGCCCTATCCGTTTCTGGGAGTAGACAAAAATGAGTTGCGAAGAAACTTTAATTAACCATTATTCACAAAAGGTCAAAGAGTTAAATGAACTCTTGGACACTGGAATGCTCAGTCCATCTGAGTATGAAGAACTAGTTGGAGACTTCAAAGATATAGAATCTATCAGAGAAGATATCAGTGATGAAAAGAACAAAATTCTCGCTGCAAAAATCGTAGAGGCTATATCGGTTTTAATCAAGGTGGTTTAATGTTTTTCCATGAGACCGATGACTTCTTAGTTGTCGCAAATCTCAGATGTGGACACACCAGTATGGCATCTGCCTTTGGTATTGAACCGCATAAATTTATGGAGGCAAACCCAGACAATTGGATATACAGGTTAAAGTATTCTAAATCAAGAATTAAGGTTGTTGTGGTGAGAAATCCTTGGGATAGATTACAATCTGCCATGAACTTCTCAACAGACCACACTGTTATTTCTGAACACTCAATACCCTATCTGAGTAAATTGAATGGTCTTGACAGTGAAAAAAGAACTTTGGGTGGTCAAGGGCAACTCTGTTTCCGTTTTGAAGATTACTTTATCATAAATTTTCACAAATTGTCTGAATATATACCTATTGCTGATAAGTCTGTGGTTACCAATGCTGAGTCATCCGAAAAAGATTTGGATAAGATGTTTGAGTTTTGGTCACCACAAGAATTGTATGATGAGGACAAATCTTATCTTGAGATAATGAAAAGACAACCAGAAATATCTGTATCCGTTTTTAAGAATTTTTATAAATAAGCGTATGGAAAAGAAATTTACAGATTTTGTCCCTCTTGAGGAGGGAATCAACGACCCTGCTATCTTCAAGGCAGTTTTTCTCGCTGGCGGGCCTGGGTCTGGCAAGTCTTTCATGGTTGGGCAAACAGGTCTAAACTCACTAGGTTTCAAGGTAGTCAACTCTGATCAGCAATTTGAAGTTGCTCTAAAAAAAGCTGGTATGTCTCAGACACCAGATGATATATTTTCAACAAAAGGTCAATCTCTCAGAGACCGAGCCAAGTTTATCACTGCTAAAAGAAAATCAGGATTTCTTGATGGTAGACTAGGATTAGTCATTGATGGCACTGGTAGAGATTACGAAAAAATATCAAAACAAAAAAGAGAACTAGAAAAACTGGGATACGAGACTGCCATGATAATGGTAAACACATCCCTACAAACCGCTGTCGGCCGAGACAAAGCAAGAGAAAGGACGTTAGGAAAAGATGCTATCACTCCAATGTGGAAATCGGTTCAACAAAACATTGGTAAATTTTCAAACCTTTTCAAACAGAATTTTTTCATTGTAGACAATTCAGATGGTGCAGACTTTAAGAAGGGTGCATTGTCAGTCTACAGAAACATTAGTGCTTGGTCAAAGAGACCCCCACAAAAACCAATCGCACAAAGATGGATTAAGAATGAGATGCAAAAGAGAAACATCAAGAGAGAATCCGTGCCTGATGATGAGAACTACATTGATGAGGCATGTTGGGTAGGTTGGAAACAAAAGGGCATGAAAAAGAAGGGAAACCGAATGGTTCCTAATTGTGTCAAAGAGGATGACATGGATGAAGCATTTAGACTCAAGAAGTCCAAACCCTCTGCACAAGAAAGATTCAACAAAAGATTGAAAGATAAACATGGTATTGATTTAGACGCAAATCTAAAGTATTATAAGAGCGTGTCTGACAAATACAAACAGAAAATGAAAGATGCAAATGAGGAAAGCAATCCTCGTATTCCTAGAAAGAAGGGTCAGCCCGCCAACTCCAAAAAACACTCTGACTTGTATACAGATGAAAATCCAAAAGGCACAATTCATGGGTTGGGTTTCAAAGATGTGGCAACTGCTAAAGAATCCGTTAGTAAAATTCGTGGGTCTTCAAGGTCTCACGCACATAAAATCCAAGCAGCTGTTGCTATGGAACAAAGAGCAAGAGAGATGGGTAAAACCTCTGAAGCAGCAGTCTACAGAAAATTCATCAACACGATGAAAAAGAAGACTAAGAAAATGAATGAAGACATCAAGAAGATGGATATGGGGGATGTTATCAAAGATTTCTACAAGAGTGACGCACCTCAATTCAAGGGTAAGTCTAAGAAGAAGCGTAGAGAGATGGCCATCGCCGCAAAACTTCAGAGTCAAGAAGAAGAACTCTCTTTCACCGCAGAAGATTTGAGAAAGTGGTTTGGCAAAGGCCCGAAAGGTGATTGGGTTCGTGTCGGCACTGATGGTGAAATCAAAGGTAAATGTGCGAGGGAGCCTGGAGAAGGTAAACCCAAGTGTATGCCCCGTTCAAAGGCTCACAGTATGTCCAAGGATGACAGGGCAACTTCTGCCAGACGCAAACGCAGAAAAGACCCCGTTGCAGATAGGCCAGGCAAGGGTGGTAAACCCATCATGGTGAAGACCGATGTGAAAAAAGAAGAATACAAGTATGAGTGGGGCACTCCAGAGGCAACTGCATATATGAAAGCGTTGACCCCAGGCGAGCCGGGAGATACCACAAAGAAGAATAAGACTTCTAATAAGTATCACTACAAAGCAAAAGAGATTGTAGAACGTAGGAGATTGGCGGAGGAAGATGCCGATATAGAAGTGTTGGAGATGGATGTTGATTCTATCTTTACCGCAGAAGAAATCACTGACATGGAAATTCAGATCGACAACATGGATTTCGATGATCTGGTTGACTTAGGTATGTATGATGAAGATGAGTTAATATATATTGATGATGAGGATGAAGGTGATATCCATGATGATATACAGATAACAGAAGTTCTGTCTATCCAAGGTAGAATGAAAAGACGTTTTGCCGCTAGGAGAAACCGTCAGAAGTTGAAGGTTGCTCGTATGCGTGCTGCAAGACGGGCATCTGATCCAGGCCGACTGAAACGCCGTGCTACTCGTGGTGCGAGAAACATGATCAAGGCAAGGATTGCTAGAGGTAGGGATATTCAATCACTCCCGCCCGCAGAGAAAGCACGAATCGAAACGATGGCGAAAAGATTCTCTGGTCTGGTTGCTAGAATGGCAACTAGGTTGGCGCCAGTTGTTAGACGAAACGAATTGAAACGTCTGACATCAAGAAACAGAAAACCCATGAAGGCGAAGAAGTATAATCCCGCTAGAGCAAAGGCACAGGCGTCTAAACAGAAGGCGAAGAAGTTTAAGGTGAAAAAGAAATGAAGACATTCGCTCAATTTGTAGAAGATAAAGGTATGGAAGGTATGTCCGTCAAGGGTGGACATAAACGAACTGTCAAGCAGGGTGCAGGCCTAACCAAGAAGGGTGTCGAGAAGTATCGCCGACAGAACCCAGGCTCTAAATTGCAGACCGCAGTTACGACTCCACCCAGCAAACTTAAGCCTGGCAGCAAAGCTGCAAAAAGACGCAAATCATTTTGTGCAAGAAGTAGAAGTTGGACAGGCGAAAGAGGTAAAGCTGCCAGACGTAGATGGAATTGTTAGGGGATAAATAAGTGAAGTGGTTATGGGAAAAAATAAAACTCTGGTTCTTAGAAGAATATGAACTAACAGTTTATTTTCCAGGCAAAACAGATATAATGCCTGACGGTTCTCGTGTGGAATCCGCCAGTCCAAAAACCTACCATGCAAAAAAGATTGTTAGGTTGAAACAAACACATATCATTTTTGTAGATATGGAAAATAAGAGGCACGAAATAAAAGTAGTGAATCCCGTTGGATATGATTTAAAGAAAATTTACTAACTTGGTAATGAAATGAGTGTTGATGTATTATTATTCACTGGTATGGCTGCGTATGCCAATACCGTGAGAGACTTTGGTGATAAACCCGTCTATGAAACCAGAAGTAGAACCTCTGGAACCTATCGAATCGCAACTTACATTAGAGAAGAATTTGATCTTGACGTAGAAGTTATAGATTTCATCTTTTCGTGGACATTGGACGAACTCAAAGAAATTTGCAGAAGTAGAATAGGCCCTGATACTAGAATGGTAGGTATCGGTGGTATATTCTTTCTGAGTGCTCCAGTTTGCATACAGTTGTTTGAGTGGGTCAAACAAGAATATCCTCATGTTACCACAATTGCGGGCAGTCAGGATATCTGGTCTATTTCCCAGATACCGAATATAGATTACTATGTCACTGGATATGGTGAGTTGGGTGTCAAGGCAGTTTTAGAAGGAAATCCAATCTACAGAGATTTCCAGATGTTCCCACACATGCCCATGATCAAAAACGTTGACTGTTGGAGAACAAAAGAGTATAACGCATACCCGTGGCCCATACTTACAATCAACTACGAAAAAAGAGATTTTATCATCCCAGAAGAAGTGTTGTCATTTGAGACTTCTCGTGGATGTCGTTTCAAATGTTCCTACTGTAACTTCCCGATCCTTGGTGTCAAAGATGACTATACCAGAGATGCGGATGACTTTGACACAAACCTAAGAAGAAACTATGATGATTGGGGTGTCACCGAATACATCATCACAGACGATACCTTCAACGACTATGTAGAAAAGATTCGCAAGTATGCTGATAGGGTAGAACAAATGCCCTTCACACCAAACTTTACTGGATATGTCCGTGCTGACTTGTTGACTATGAGAAAGGGTGATCTGGAGGAAATGGCTAGGATGCGATTCAACAGTCACCTCTATGGTATCGAAAGCACAAACTACGAATCAGCAAAAGCAATAGGTAAGGGTGGTAAACCAGAAAAGATATTGCCTGGTATCCTAGAAGCGAAAGAGTATTTTCTTAAGCACAACGGATTCTATCGTGCTGAGATGAGTTTCATTTGGGGGTTGCCACACGAGACAAGAGAAACACTAGATTTCACTTTTAACTGGTTGGATGAAAATTGGGTGGGTGAAGCGGTGTCAATGTTTCCCCTTCATATCATGCGAGACAATGGATTTACCAGACCGAATGACATGTCTAACAACATGGATAAGTATGGATATACTACCATGCAACCAGTTGAGGTAACGCCTGTTGGCAATCGACTAGATCATATATTTGAAAACCCCAACATCCATCCATACTTCAAAGACAGAATAAGAAAACAAATACCCGATCCCAATAGCCCACAGTTTCAGATGGGTAGTTATTTGTGGAAAAACGAACATTTTGACTACATTGAATCCTTCATAGGGGTGCAAGAGAATCTTTTTGGGCACGAAAGGTTCTGGGATCGTGCTGTTCCGACTTTCAACCAAGCAAACTGGCACGCTGTTGGATACAAAAAAGAGGACATGATGAAAACTTTTAGGGAATTGGGTCATATGATGAACCCACCAGAAGAATTGGTCAAACAGTCCATCGAAGATTACAAACAGAAGAAGTTATCTTTATAAATATATTGAAACAACAAATTTAGGAGCATCAACATGCCAGTTGAACGACACATACGGGAAATACTGGAAGGTGGTCAATCATCTCTACTAGAAGCCGATATGTCAAGACGCCTTGATATGTTGGTAAGACAGGGATTGATGCCAGTTTCAAAACTTCCTTTACTTAAACGTGGTCTTGAGAAACTACAATTAGGTAAAGTGGGTAGCCCACAAGAAAGAGAAGCAGTTAGTTCTTTGCTGAATTCCATGATGTTCATTGTGTTGGGAGATGACACGGTATTTAACCGAGCTCGCCAACATACACAAAAGAATCGGTATCAAGCCGAGGAGAGTGAGAATGTCGAGGAGTGTAAGGACGAAGAAGATTTCAAACCTCATATGATGTATGACCCAAAGACCGGCAAAGGTTACAAGGCAAACAAATACGAAGACCATGTGCGAATGGACAAGATGGGTTACACTCACGACAAACCAAAAATGAAAGAAGAAATGGATATGTGCGATTGCGATTGTGAGTGCGATGGCAATATCTGTGAGACATGCGGTTTGATGAAACCAGTATTGGAAGGTTCAGAATACTCTATGCCTGCTGAAAAGTCCAAAGAAGAAACCAAGAAGATAAAAGACAAAATGAGGGCAAAGGCAGCGATGAAGCCTAAGGGATATCAGGAAGAATATGATACTCCTGCTAAGAAAAAGAAAGTCTCTCAGATGACTGATGCTGAAAAGAAAGCAAATGATGAGAGGCGAAAGGCTTACAACGAGTTTCAAAAGAAAAATCGTATGAATGAAGAAGCCACTGCGAACCACGCTGACAAGATTGAAAAACACTTAGGTAAAAATTATATCGCTCAAGTTGAAGATGGCGGTCATATCAGTGTTATTCACAAAAATGCTAAGTCAGCTGAAAGGGCACATGAGATTCATGTCCACGGAGGTCACGCAAAGGTTGTTCATACTGAGACTGGCGAGACAAAGGGCAAGGTAGAGTATAAAGGTGTTCAACACTTGGATAATTTATCTAAGTTGGCGAAAAAACACGACTCTCATCTCAAGGAAGAACTAAAAGATTTTCGCCACCTACAACAAGATTCTACAGAACTCAACGGTGACGGTAACCGAGACAGGGGCCGTTACGGTGAAGACCTAACAGGAGATAAAGAAATGTTTCAATTCCAGCCAGGCAACCCATTTGCCAAAGTAAAGAAAGAAATGCAAGAGGGCATGTATAAAAGAATGGCGACTGATGCTGAAGAAGACGATAGACTGAAGGCACAGAAGAAAGCCGCTCGACTTTCCAAAAAGATGGCAAAACAGGAAAAGGAAACAGACCCAGGCCTCAAGGAAGCAGAGGACAAGTTTGAAGAACTTCTGGAGAAGAATGTTCCCACGAATCCAAAACTGTGGTCAAAGTTCAAGGCACAGGCAAAGGCGAAGTTTGATGTATATCCTTCTGCATATGCCAACGGTTGGGCTGCAAAAAAATATAAGGCTGCTGGTGGTAGTTGGAGATCAGAGAGTGTAGAGTTTGATGAACTCGTTGATCAACTGGATGAGTATATTACTTCCAAACAGGTCAAGATGGCGAGGGGTATTGCAAACGATCCTCGCTACAAGGGTGGTGACATGACAGGTGCCGCTAAGAAGATGGAGAAGATTAAGAAAGGTCTCTCTAATCACCCAGGCGCCAAGAAGGCACTACGACTCGCAAACGAAGGTGTATTCGATGACTACACTGACGAAGAATTGGATGAGTTGATCGAAATGGAATACAAGGCCAAGTTTCAGGCAATGCTGAAGAAAACTGGTAAGTCACTTGCTTCCATGTCACCCGATGAGAAGAAAAAGTTTTTTAATAGTGTAGATGCTGCTCACAGCGCAAAGAATGAGAGTTACACTATGAAGAATACCTACGCCAAGTCTGGTGCGATGGCAAAAGACAAGGCGAGTCACAACACTGGTGGTTTCCGAATCTCTAACAAGGATGCCGCCGCTGCAAAACAACGTCTGATGCAGAAGAAGGGCATGAAAATGGAAGATGCCGCTTCTGATGCAAAGAGAGACTACGATGCGGATGACAAGAAAGGTATGGCACCTTTGAAGAAAGACAAACCCGCTAAGGTTAGTTCTGCAAGTAATGCTAAGGAAATTGAACACATTGTTCCTCAACTCCGCAAGGCGATCACAGTTGGTAAGGAAGTTCAGTTCCAAGATGGGAAGACACACAAGGTCAGTAAGGGACACGCTGCAAAGTTCTTGAATAAGTATATGAACAGCAAACCCGCTCAGAAGTCTGACATGCAATCGTCTGCCCACAAGAGCCATGATCATTTTATGAAACATGTATAAATAAAAGAGTTAGTAAAAAACCTAAAAGGAGAGAAACATGTCAGGTTGGGGAAAAGCGGACGATAAAACGTCCACAGGAACGATTACCATATCTGAACCCACCATTACTTTTAATGGTGCATCTGCTGTAGATGCTAACACTATCACTTCATCTGCACATGGTTTCCGCAACGGAGACTATGTAAAGTATGTTGATGGTGGCGGGACACAGATTGTGGGTCTTACAGATACGTCTAGTTATTATGTGACTAACGTAACAACAAATACGCTGCAGTTAGCAGATTCATATCATAAGGCGATGATGAACATACCGCAACCATTAACTATTACTGATGGTGCTGGTGCTTCACATGCGTTGACTCTTGAGTTCGACAAGGCGCATCGTGCTACTGTTACTGGTTCTGGAACTGGTTTCACTACAGAAGCTGCTACTGGTGATGTTCTGGTAACTGGAACACAGGAACTTCTGATTACTGAAATCGCTAGTGACACTGTTTGCACAGTTATCGCATTTGATCGACAAACTGCGCCTGCAACTGCTTCTGGTGCAAACTTTACATTGAACGAGAAACCTACTTCTCTTGGTTCAGATGCCAATACCGATAACACTCTGGTGTTTGGTGTTGACAACACCGAGATTTTGCGTGGTTCTGACAACATCACAAGTGTTGCGGTCAATGCTGAAGGAACACAATACTTAGAAGTGCCTAGTGTTACAATTGCAGGCCCGTCTGCGAGAACTATCGCTACGACTGCTGTAACAACTGCGTCTAACAGTATTACCATTTCAGATCACAATCTTACTACTGGTGCTAAGTTGACTTACGCTGATGCGTCTGGAACTGCAATCACTGGTTTGACTGATGCGACCACTTATTTCGTAATCAAGGTTGACAACGATACTATCAAGTTGGCAACGAACTTGACCAATGCGAATGCTGGAACTGCTATTGCTCTTTCTGGAACTGGTAACAACTCACAGACACTTACAGGTGTAACTGCCACTGCAACCGCTGCTATCGCTGGTGGTGTTGTGACAGGATTCTCTGTGACTGAGGTTGGTAGTGACTACACTGCTGCACCGTCTGTGACTGTTGATGTTCCAAGACGAACCATTCCTACTTCTGGTGTTACAACTGGAGCAGATACCATCACTTACGCTTCACACGGTCTTTCAGTAAGTGACCAAGTTCGATATCAAGACGGTGGGGGCACTGCTATTACTGGTTTGACTGACAACACAACTTACTTTGTGAAGGCAGTGGCTGATGCGAATACTTTCACACTTGCTGCCACAGATGGTGGTGCTGTGATTGACTTAACTGGAACTGGTAACAACGCACAATTCTTTGAACTTCTCAGTGCCACGCAGGCAACTGCTGGGGCTGCGATGGGAACTGGTGCTGCTGGTGACCAAGGTTCAAGTGCTGCTCACTCTGGTTGGATTCGCCGTAAGGAACTTACTGGTGCTCACGCTGGTCGAGTGCAGTATGAAGTTCTTGTTGCTTTATCTAAGAATGGTATCACGAGTGATGCCGCAGATGATACTCAGTTCTCTGAATAGGACTGATCAATGGCCGATTCTAAACTTACAGAACTCACGGCGGCTACATCTGTAGCCGCCGCTGATCAACTCTACCTAGTCCAAAGTTCTACTAGTAAGAGGGTAACTGCCGCCAATGTTTTTGGTGCGATTGCCACTCCTACTGTATTTAGCGACAAGGTATCTATTGGTGATCACCAAACAGTCACAAGTGCTGGGGTTCTGTCAAACGATGTAAACGTCCATATTATAACAAATCCCGCTAGTGGTGGAACACTTACCATGACTGCTGGTGTGGAAGGTCAATTGAAAATTATTATCATGTCATCAAATACCAGTGCGGTAACATTAACGCTTGATGATAGTGATTTGGGACATGACACTATCACGTTCAATAATGCTGGTGATACTACCACGTTGATTTATGCTGGTAGTAAGTGGTGGTCTATTGGAGGCAGTGCCACAATAGTGAATTAAAATAAGAAGATGTAATGGTTGATTTGAATGATGATAATTATCTTGTCTATGCTTTGAAAAATTATAACAGTCCAGAGTGTTCTGGAATGGATGACTTTGAAGAAGACATGAAACGTTTTAAGTATCTCAAAAGATTGTTTAGGAGATATGAAAGAACAAATGTGTTGAATGACAGACTGATCTTGAACCACTTAATAGTGTTATACAATGTTCTTGATCAAGCTGCAACACCTTTACTATTCTTCAAGATAGACAAACAACACTGGTCTATGTTGAAGACTTTTTTGGTTTTCTTAAATAGAATGCCGATAGAGTCAATAGTTACTGGTGGAGTTAGGGGTGATGACATCCAACTTGACTATGAAATAATTAACATACTAAGGAAAATCTAATGTCACGAGTTGTTGACACTCTAATTGCTTATCGGATATTGAGAATGTTTTCTCAACCCGTTACACAGCATCCAGCGTATCAGTTGGGGATCATCAACAAGGACTATGAAAAGATAAAAGAACCCAGCAGTCAATCAGAATTGGATGCGTATACTATTTTAGATAGAATGGCTTTTAGAATACGAAAAGCTCTGATGAAGTCAAATGACAGAACTGCAAAACGCCTCTTGACATTCGCAGCTGCGATTGCATTGTTGAGAGAACAGGAAGATTTTGACTCAATGGATGACGATGAGTTTGAAGTTCTCTTGGACATGTATTCTCAAGATGAGAGTGTAATTAACGAGGCGAAGATATTGGAGTCTGGAAAAATCCCATTTAGGTATTTTATGATGGGAGAGGAAATCGCAAACGTGGCAGGGCCGATGGGTGGTGGTGCAATCGCCGGTATTGGAACTGGGCCGCAAGGTGAGCCAGGCAGGAACCCTTCACTGATGCCTCTTCAAAGACGAACCAAGAAAAAGAAGAAGCAGGCAAATGTCAACTGATACCAGAATTGCAGTATTAGAAAACGAGATGGAAAAGATGGACGGATTCTTTTCTCGGCTGGATGTGTCCATTGAAAAAATAACTGAACTTAATGTTTCAATCCGAGAAGTTTTGGCATCACATGAAACCCGATTGAACACCCAAGAAGAAGAATTGGAGAGTCAATTTACGATGTTCGATCAGAGGTATGAACAACTACATTCCCGTATTTCTACAGTCCAACGAGAACTGTCTGGTGAGGTGCAAAGTGAAACCACTAAGGTTATGGCTGCACTTAATGATCTAAGAAAAGAAATACTAGCACACGCCGAGAAAGAAGAAGAACGTATCCGACACGTTGAACGTAGACAGTGGATGATAATGGGTGCAGCTGCTGTTGCTGGATTCATACTAGGAAATACGAGTATTATGCAACTCTTTGGATAGAAAAATTTTTTATTATGAAATATCTTGTGATTGATGATAACGAGAAAGTTCACCACTTACTTAAAGGCAGATATGAGAACGAAGATGTTCTCTTTTACAATGCCAACGAAGCAGAACTAAGACCAGACTACGACTACAGGACTCTGCTAGCAAAGAGTTACACTGAAATCACTGGCAATGTCCACAGTCACATCTTCAAAAATCCCAAACACAAAACAATATCTTGGCCTCTCTGGTGGTTGTTAGATACTATCGGAAAGTGTTGGCATCCAGAAAATCCAACAGACCCCGATAGATACTGGCAAACTACCAAGTTTCCCGAACAGTTGTATACATGTATGTTAGGTCAAGACAGGCCTCACCGAGTGATGATCCACGATTTACTGAATCGGTATGATGTCTACTCGCCGTATCACACGTTTGTCGCAAGGGGCATATACAAAGACATCTCTCAACCCAGATGCGATGAAGTGGCTAGGGTTAGATGGACGCCAGAAAATCAGGTCTTGACACACCAGTTCCCACCGTGGTATGATGATGTAATAATTGATCTGGTAGTAGAAACCCACGAAGATATGACTTTCTACACAGAGAAGACTTGGAAGCCTTTTTTAGGAATGAGAGTGCCTTTCATATTTGGTAACGTTTATATGAATGAACAGTTGGGTGAGTGGGGATTCTGGATAGATGACTGTGATATATTTGATCTAAGTTTTTACCAAGAACCACACCCATATCTCAGAGCAAAGATGCTGGTGAAAGAATTACAGAGGATTCAAAGAGAAATACCACTCAAGGTGATACATGAGAAAACACTAGAAATGAGAAAACACAATCAAAGACAGTGTTTCAATATATTGGATGATATCAGGATGTATGAGGGGGTGCCCGTAAATCCAGATGATGTCAATATGCTACAAAAAGCAAGAGATATAAAATCTACCCTTGACTTCTAACTATAGATTTGGTATTATACTATCATGTTATACGTTGACGTAAAATACCTCAATCTTATCTCACACCGTTTTGAGATTTTCAAACGCAAAAACGACTACCTGTTTAATGTCAGGTGTCCGTTTTGTGGTGACTCAAAGCGCAAACTGAGAAAGATGCGTGGATACTTCTTTAGGAAAGATAACAGTCTTCTCTACAAGTGTCACAAGTGTGGATACAGTTCTGGTTTTGGTAATGTATTGAAACAACTTGACCCGATATCCTACAAAGAGTATTGTGTCGAGAAGTTTAGTGATAGTTTCAGAAGTCACACAGATGCGCCTGCTGATTGGCAACCCACGGGTGGTAACTGGACACCGAATGGACACAAGTTGTTTGACAAGAATGAACAACCACCAGAGCCAAAGGTTGGGAAACTTATAGATAATATAATGGACAGAGTTGATGCTCTGCCCTACGATCACGAGGTTGTCAAATATGTAGAAGGTCGAGGTATTCCCAAGTCTACATGGAACAGACTTTACTACATTGATAACATCAAGGACATTGTTCAACTAAATGAAAAGTATGCTGCAAGCATTGTTACGGAGGAACCCCGACTAGCGATCCCATTCTTTGATAGGAGTGGTAGACTTACCGCAGTATCCTTGCGAGGCATGAGAGGTGAAACTCTCAGATATATTCTCGTAAAAGTCAGAGAACAATCCCCCACTGTATTTGGATTAGAGCAAGTGGTTGAAGACAATTTGATCACTGTTGTTGAGGGGCCGATTGACTCTCTGTTTTTGGAGAACTGTATTGCTTGCTCAGGAACATCATTCAATAAGATTGATGAGCTTGGATTTGATATAGATAATGTGCGTATTATTTTTGACAATCAACCAAAGAGTAGAGAAGTTTGTAAGTTGATGTCAAAATATGTAGATCGGAATTACAATGTTGTGATATGGCCAGAGAGTATAACTCAGAAGGACATAAATGACATGGTAAAAGATGGTTTGGACGTTCAAGACATTGTGAACAACAACACATACAATGGATTGTCGGCCAAATTTAAGTTCACTAAATGGAAAAAATGTTAGGAGACTTGTTATGGAAATGCTTGCAATGTATTTTCTAACTTTGACTGTTGCACTTTTAGTTTGGTGCGGTTGGTCATTGAAGAACAATTAAGGAGATAAAAATGAAAGAATTATGGAATAAAATCAAAGCTTGGTGGCTTGGTTTTGACTATAATCAAGACGGAAAGGTTACTGGCCAAGATGTCAAAGATGCTGTCGAAGACGTTGTTGAAGATGTCAAAGACAAAGCAGATGAGATCAAGGCGGAAGTAAAATCCCGAGCAAAGAGAGTCAAGGAAGAACTTGACGATGTGAAGGATTCCGTTGCTGATGTAGTCGATCAAGCAGGCGACATTGTAGATGCCGCCAAAGGCAAACCTAGGCGTGGTCGTAAGAAAGCCGCACCTAAGAAGAAGGCTGCACCAAAAAAAACTAAAAAGTAATTGACAAAGGATATATGATGAGTGAAGTGAGTTTGATAAGTCTGTCAAAACCAAGTGCTGTTACTGGTTGTAGTAAGGCATCTGACCTCGTGGCATACACCGCTAGGGTCAGTAATCCGAACAATCAGAACAATACTAAAACAGCACCAAAGTTGTTGAAGTATCTGATCAAGGAAGAACACTGGTCACCATTTGAAATGGTTCACATGGCAATGGAGATCAAAACCACCCGTGACATAGCAAGACAAATCTTGAGACATCGTAGTTTTAGTTTTCAAGAGTTTAGTCAGCGATATGCTGTGAGTGAAAACTTTCAGACTCGCAATGCTAGGTTACAAGATACGAAGAATAGACAGAACAGTATCGAAATTGATCACCAAGTTCGCAAGGACGGAACTTCTACTCCAGAGAGTCGATTGTCGGAACAATGGAATATGAGACAGACTCAATATATCCGTGAAGCCAAAGAGTTGTATGAATGGGCTTTAGATAATGGTATCGCCAAAGAACAAGCGAGAGCAGTATTACCAGAAGGACTCACAGAGTCTACCCTGTATATGGCTGGTTCTCTACGTTCTTGGATTCATTATTGTCAGTTACGAATGGGTAATGGGACACAGAAAGAACATGCTGAAGTTGCTGCAAAGTGTTGGGACATAGTTGCCATACACTTCCCAGATGTTGTGGAAGCAATTGACGGTTCTTTACCCCAACTGCCCACTGGTGTCACCGTGAAGCAAGAGGACTTGCTATGGTGAGTAAATTTTTTCGATACAAAGCTTTTGAGAGAATTTACGGAAAAACAGAAGACGATCAAGAGACACAAGACAGAGTAACAGAAAAGATCAAGTTTGCTACTCAATCTGATTTTGATCGTCAGACACCAATAACTCAAGATTTCTGGTCTACTGATAGTTTATCTGAATTTGAAAAAAATAAAACAAAGAGACCAGAAGAATTAAAAAAGTATGGTTGGTTGGAAACACCAATCACATACGACTTGAACGAGTATGGGTATAGAGAAGATTCTTTTCACTATTCACCAGAAAGTTATATTGCTATCGGTGAGTGTTTCACCGTAGGCACAGGACTACCAGAGACTATGATCTGGCCGTCCATGTTAGAATCAAAAGGTTTGGGAAAAGTCTGGAATCTTGCACTGCCTGAGTCTGGTCTTGATACTACCTTCAGAAGTTTATACAGTTGGTTGTCAGTGATACAACCCACGGCGGTTCTATTATTAGAGAACAGTCAATTAGCAAGAGAAGTTTACACCGATGAAGTCAGTGATAAGATTGGTCATTGGTCACCGGCAGGGTGGAAACGTGATCTGGTAGGAGACAAGGTAGAAAGGTTTCTATCCAGACAAAAGAATTTGATGGCAATCAGTGAATTGTGTCAAGAGAACAAAACAGAATTGAAAATAATTAGTGCGGCAGAAAGACACGAAATTGGTATGAATGCTTGGCAGGGAAATGAAAATGAAAAGTTTGCCGCTTCACGGGATTTGATGCACCCCGGCCTACATTTTCAACAAGCAATAACGCAGAGATGGTTAGAGGAAATATAAATGGCAAAGCAAGAATATATGGGTATCCAGATTGATACATCCCGTGACGAATTGTTCGATAAGTTGGGTATACAAAGACTAAAAGAAAGTTACATGACTGATGATGAGGATACACCACAAAAGAGGTTTGCTTTTGTCAGTTCCAATTTTGCCAGTAATCCAGAACACGCACAGAGATTATATGACTACTCCAGTAAACATTGGTTGTCATATTCCACACCTATTTTGTCGTTTGGTAGGTCAAAGAAAGGAATGCCCATCTCTTGTTTTCTTAACTACATAAACGATACAGCGGAGGGTTTAGTTGAAAATCTATCGGAAACAAATTGGCTTAGTATGCTTGGTGGGGGTGTTGGTATTGGGTTTGGTATTCGATCTAGTGATGATAAGTCTACTGGTGTTATGCCCCACCTCAAAACTTACGACTCATCTTGTTTGGCTTATAGGCAAGGGCGGACTCGCCGTGGTTCCTATGCTACCTATTTAGATATCTCACACCCAGATGTGATTCATTTCCTTGAGATGCGGAAACCAACGGGTGATCAGAATTGGAGATGTCTCAATCTACATCACGGTATCAATATCAGTGACCGTTTCATGGAGATCGTTGAACGGTGCATGACAGACCCAGAGGTAGATGACGGATGGAATTTGATTGATCCCCATAGTGGTGAGGTCAGAGACACAGTTTCCGCTCGTGCCTTGTGGCAAAAGATTTTAGAGATGAGAATGGAGACAGGTGAACCCTACATTCATTTCATCGACACCAGTAATCGACACCTACCAGAATTTCAAAAAGAATTGGGACTGAAGATTCACCAATCTAATTTGTGTTCTGAGATCATTCTTCCCACTGACAAGGAGAGAACAGCAGTATGTTGTCTGTCCTCTGTTAATCTTGAGAACTATGATGCTTGGTCTAAGGATAACAATTTCCTAAAAGACGTTGCCGAGATGCTGGACAACGTGTTACAATACTTCATAGACAACGCACCAGATACAGTGAGTCGAGCAAAGTATTCTGCAAAAAGAGAACGCAGTATTGGTATCGGTGCTCTAGGATTTCACGCATACTTACAGAAGAAGAATATCCCTTGGGAAAGTGCGACTGCTAAGGGAACCAACTTGAGAATGTTCAAACTTATTAGGAGTAAATTGGATGATGCAAACTTGGAACTTGGTAAAACAAGAGGCGAGGCGCCTGATGCGGCAGGCACAGGACGAAGATTTAGTCATGTTATGGCTGTCGCTCCCAATGCTAGTAGTAGTATTATTATGGGAAACACTTCACCGTCTATTGAACCTTTTAGGGCTAACGCATACCGTCAGGACACACTTAGCGGTGCGTATTTCAACAAAAATAAGTATCTGGATAGTCTCATTCAAGATAAAGTTAAAGAGAACAAAAAACTGGATTATGAGGAGATTTGGTCGAGTATAATTGCCAACGATGGTTCTGTGCAACACCTAGATGTCTTCACTGATTGGGAAAAGGATGTGTTCAAGACTGCCATGGAGATTGATCAACGATGGGTCATTGAACATGGTGCAGACCGACAGTTTTATATTGATCAGGCACAGTCATTGAATCTATTTTTCCGTCCAGATGTGAATATCAAGTATCTACACGCCGTGCATTTTCTCGCATGGAAACAAGGACTCAAGACATTATACTACTGTCGATCAGAGAAACTAGGAAAAGCAGATAGAGTTTCAAAGAGGATTGAAAGAGAAGTCATCAAGGAACTAGATTTCCAAAGTATGATTGATGGTGACAATTGTGTAGCATGTGAGGGATAACATGTTTTATACTTTAGAAAACATGATCCCGATAAATAAAAGAATCGCTGTCGTGGTATCTGGTGGATGGGACAGTGCAGTGCTATGGTATATGACCAAAAGTATCTGTCTCGAGCGAAACCAAGTTTGTAACCCCTTCACAGTCCCTAAGTTGGACGGTGCAGAACATTACGCAAACAAAGTTTTAGAATGGTCTTGTAAGCGATTAGACATACCAGTTGTGAAAACAACACTAGTAGGTCAAATTAGTTCAGATAACCCCTCAGATTATGTCACAAGTGGGGCGTATGAGATTTTTGAAAAGGACTATGCTGACTACTTACTCAACGGTATGAATAAGTATCCCCCAAATCAACGGGACATGTTGCCCGAGGGATACCCTTTACCCAATGATCGTTGGGAACCGAAGCCAGAACATAAGGAGTTTGTAGGACATCCATTTGCTGATATGACCAAAGACCAAACCATACAGTTGGGATTTAGTCTTGGTATTGCAGATGAGATCATGCCCATCACTCACTCATGCACTGAGTTAGATCGGGGTCGATGCGGCGATTGTTGGTGGTGTAAAGAACGAGAATGGGGTTTCAAACAAATAAACAAAAAGGATAGCGGAAATGAGTAAAGTAATGATATTGTCAAGGGATGACTGCCGATACTGTGCAGATGCCAAGGGGTTCCTAACAGGTATGGAGATTCCATTTGAAGAACAACATAAACCAGAAGGTGCAGTTCCACAAATTTACATAGATGGTAGATTGGTTGGAGGTTATTCAGACCTAATTGATATGAGTCGCACGCCAGAATGGGATACATATTTTAACGAGGGACAATAAATGCCACCTGTAACAAAACTAACAGACGAAAGAACATACTTCAAACCATTTAACTATCCGTGGGCATACGAGTCTTGGCTGAAACATGAACAGTCACACTGGTTGCACACAGAAGTTCCTATGGCGGAGGATGTCAAAGATTGGAAAGACAGACTAACCAAAGAGGAACAAGGTTTCCTCACAAACATTTTTAGATTTTTTGTTCAAGGTGACGTTGACGTTGCCGGTGGATACATTAATAATTATTTGCCTTACTTCCCCCAGCCGGAAGTTCGTATGATGTTAGCAGGGTTCGCTGCCCGTGAGGCACTACACGTTGCTGCATACGCACACTTGATCGAAACTCTTGGTATGCCAGAGTCTACTTACAATGAGTTCTTAGAATATGAAGCAATGGCAGATAAACATGATTACTTCATGGACTTGTCTGCGGCGAATGGAACACCTGAGTCTGTTGCTACAAATATTGCAGCGTTCTCAGCATTTACAGAAGGTATGCAGTTATTCAGTTCCTTTATCATGTTGTTGAACTTCCCACGCCACGGTAAGATGAAAGGCATGGGTCAGATTGTCACATGGTCTATTGTTGATGAGACTATGCACGCCGAGTCAATGATCAAGTTGTTCCGAACATATGTAGAAGAAAACAGAAATATCTGGAACGACAAACTCAAGAGGGAAATATACACCATTGCCGAAAAGATGGTGGAATTGGAAGAAAAGTTTATTGAACTTGCATTTGCCATGGGGCCGATGGATGGGTTGACAAAAGAAGAAGTCAAGAAGTATATTCGATACATTGCTGATCGAAGGTTGATCAGTATGGGTATGCGTGGCATCTTCAAAGTGAAAAGGAACCCACTACCTTGGGTTGAGGAAATGATTAATGCACCAACACATACGAACTTCTTTGAAAATCGTGCTACTGACTATGCTCGTGGGGCACTTAGTGGTGATTGGGGTGACGTATGGGGTTCTGCTGCGTGAGGCCCCTTTTTATTGAGTGTGAGAGTTGTGAGTCAACATATCAACTTAAACACGACATGTCAGAACGCCACTATCAACCAAAATACTGCACTTTTTGTGGCGAAGAACTGACAGAGTATTATGACCCGAACCAACGGGAACTCTTTGATGAGGACATTGATGATGACACAGACGATTGGGACACCGACCAAATTTGATCATGCACATATGCAAACGGCAGAAGTATATGCCAAGTTGTCTTCCGCTGAACGATTGAAGGTCGGTTGTATTATTGTAAAAGAGAACAGAATCATCTCTATTGGTTACAATGGTATGCCATCTGGTTGGACAAACGAATGTGAGACATGGACATCTGATGTAAGTTTTGATGTTCACGATGATGACAAAAATATCTACGGTGAATTCAAAACCAAACCAGAGGTTTTACATGCAGAGACAAATGCAATCGCAAAGGTTGCTAGGTCATATGAAAGTGCTGTTGATTCTGTTCTCTATTGCACACACGCACCCTGCCTAGACTGCGCCAAGTTGATTTATCAATCTGGTGTATCGAAGGTATTTTGGCGTTATAAGTATAAGTGTGATGCTGGTATAAAATTCTTAGGTGACTGCAATATAGACTGTATGCAAATATGAACAACATTCGTGGATTTATGTTAGATGGCGATTATGATGCCATCAAAAAAATATGTGAACCTTTCCTAGACAGAGAAAATGTGCGTGTGTTTGAAATCGGCACATTGTATGGAAAAAGTGCAGTTGCATTTGATGATTCTCTTGATGGTGTCCCACACACCATAACTACACTAGACACCTGTTCTGGATGGCACGGCCCTACAGAGGAAATGATGGAGCAGTTGCAGTTGACTGAAGATTTTCGTCAACAAGTTTACGCAAACAGAAGCACACCAGAGGAACAGTTCGCAGAGATACAAGAAAATATAAAAGATAGACCAATTCATTTTCTTGCTGAAAAGTGGACTAAGTGGTATACCTGTCCAGCAAAAGTGCCCAACATAGTTTTCTATGATGGGTCTCACTCATACGAAGAAACAGAAGATGTGCTGGACTATTGGTTTCCAAAGATGTCCAGAGGAGATGTCATTGCTATTGATGATTATGGATTGGGACAATGGGATGGATTGAAAGAAGCAGTCGATGAATTTTGTGATGGTTGGGATCAAGAGATAGTATCTTACCCAGATTCCAAAATAGTATCCATCACTATAAGAGACTCAATCGTGGAGAAGGGGAATGTTTGTTGATTTTTATGGTTCTAATTTAGAACATGATGAATCAGTTTTTATACCGACAACAATAACAAAATTTGCGGCACTCAAGATTCCAGTAGACGGAAAGAAAGTCCTAGACCTTGGGTGTGGCATAGGCCCACTTGCTATATACTACGCAAAGAATGGTGCCGATTCTGTAACTGCTGCTGATGTTTACGATAGACATGTTGAGTATACCAAATGGAACGCCATGAGAAATGACGTTGACATTGAGGTGATACAAAGTGATCTGTTTGAGAACATAGAAGAAAAGTTTGATGTCATATCCTGTGATGTATCCGGCGTAGATCGTAGGGTCGCAGAGATGTCAGGGTGGTTCCCCAATGGGGTTCCAACAGCAGACGAAACGGGTGCAGATATTATATGCAGGGCAATAAAAGACGCACCCAGATACCTAAATAAAGGAGGAGAATTATATGTATGTGCTACACAATTCTCTGACTTGAAAAAAATACAGGATGCGATGGAAAAAAACAATGGGAGTATGATCTTTGAGAAACCCATACCCTTTTCAAAGGAGTTGGTGGAGAACGTGGATAGACTAAATCCAGAACACTACCAGAAAAGGGGATCACGGTATACTTGGAACTTCTCTCTGTGGAAACTGGAGGTTGCATGACAGATTGGTTATACAAGAAACTGGCACCGTATCGTGCATGGTTGGACACACTACCACTGTGGAAACGTATACTCGCTGAACTAGTGAGTATCGCCATAGTCACTGCGCCATTCACATTGGGGATATACTGGTTGACAGGCGAAACATACATATTCTTCCCAGTTGCACAATGAAGAATAAAATTAATTACAACGCAAAGAGACCCAAGATTAAAACTGTGGCGAAAGAGGAGGCATGGGAGAGATTATACGGTTCTGGTAACACCATAAATAGTAACTCAACAAGTGATGAGTTACCAGATGGCTATGAGTGGAACGAGAAAAAAACGAAAATCATCCCCAAAGAAACATAGAGTCTATTGCACCTACTTCCCCGATGGTAGGTATTATATCGGGTATTCATGCAAAACAGAACGTTTGTATGAAAAATACTATGGAAGTTCGACAATCGTGAAAGAGTATGAGGGTGAATTGACAAAAGAAACAATTGCAGAGTTTGATAAAAAATCACACGCCAAGATGCAAGAATTTCTTTTACAGTGGCAACAAAGAGATGATGATAAGTGTATCAATGATATGCTCAACATTAGACTCAGAAGAAGTCACTTAACAGAATTCAACCCCGTCAAGTGGAGTCCCAAATGAGTAATCACATTTTTATTTTTGGTGGGCCGAGGAATGGTTCTTGGCACTACCAGTTTGCCCGCACTACAATGGATGATACACTTTATTCAGGCACAGAATCACTGGATATGGTTGGAGACAATTCCAGAGTGTTTGGTGAGACAAAGTATTATGGAACGGTGTTCCGAGAAGGTTTAGATCATATTTACAAGAATCTTAGACTAGAATCATTCACTCAGCCGGGCAACTTCTTTGAAACCTGTTTACTACAACCGACAGAAACATTTTTCTATAACCTTGATATAATAGAAGATGCAGGCAAATATCTACTGGTGAAAGGATTTGAACAGAGCATTGGTTTGATTGAAGCGACAGACCACACGAAATTATATTTACGCAGACCTATGAAAGATCAGTGGAGATCGTATGCTATTTGTCAATTGACTAAAAGGTGGCAGTGGGAAAAGAACGAACTCACTCGCCTTGAACCAAAACCTAGGCCCGGCGGATTTGGGCCCAGACGGGGAGTGATATGGAAATCGCCACGAATTGAGATGGGCGACTTTGATAAAGAGTCAGCTCAGTTTGACTTTATGAAAAGAATGTATACTGTGTTGAAGTTTTATCAAAAACATCACGAGGCAGAGAACTTTGTTGAAGTGCCTTTCAAATCTGTTGTTGAGATGCCAGCGGTAAGTCCGATAACAAAAACACCAGAACTTGATTTATCTGATGAGGTTCAAGAGTGGATTACAGACATGACACCATTCGACAAACCCCTAGAGGAGACAGATAAGAAACATGAAATGCTGTCCCTAAATGATTTGGAGAGTCAACTATGGCCTTCTTAGCACTACTGATATTTTCTGCACTATCTGTCTCTGCTGTAGCGGGATGGTTTTCAATCGTAGGTTTGATGGCGATATTCCCTGCTGCTGCAATTGCCATCCTATCAATGGGTGCAGTGTTAGAGGTGGCGAAACTGGTCACCGCATCGTGGTTGTATAGAAACTGGAATGATGCCGGTATACTACTGCGAACATATTTCACAGCGGCAGTAATAATTTTGTCAGTCATAACGAGTATGGGTATATTTGGATTTCTATCCAAGGCGCATTTGGAGAATACCATACAGCAAGGAGGCACTAATGAACTACAAATTCAGAACTTGGAAAGACAGATTGAGAATGAACGAAGAATTATCCGTGATGGAGACCAGCTTCTATCACAACTGGATGAAACGGTCAACACTCTCATCGAATATGACAGAATCCGAGGCAAGAGCGGTGCTATTGCGGTCAGGGAAGGACAACAAGAACAACGGGACGATATCTTATCATCCATACAATCCAGCATTAAGAGGATTGATGAAATCAGTGAAGAACTACTCCCGCTACAGAAAGAGCGAATGGAGCTCGAGGTTGAAGTCGGGCCAATAAAATATATTGCAGAACTGATCTATGGTGAGTCTGAGAAGGAAGTGCTTGAAAAGGCAGTGAGGTTCGTGATTATACTGTTGGTGTTCGTGTTTGACCCTCTCGCCATCCTACTGGTGGTGTCTGCAAACATGACATACATGCAAAGGAAAGGCGAACTCATAACTGCTGTAGACATAGATGATACGGTAGTAGAAGAAAAGATTATACCAGAAGAACCCTCTGACGGTGTAGTGGGTGGACTTGGTGATGAACCAGAGGTATCGCCACCTAGTGCAGTAGATGACGCCGCAAATGTGAGAGTCACAAATGCTAAGGATTTTGGTCTTGATGACACACAACTACGAAAACTAGACAGGTCTACTAGAAACAAACTAGAATGGTTGATTGATAAAGGTATTCAAGTAAAAGATGACTAAACTATTTGTCAACGGGTGCTCTATTACATTGGGTGCTGAGTTGGGTGAGGAATTAAAATACTTTGATGAAGGCCACAAAGAAGGTTACATGGCTGTTGACCATGACTACCGAAATGCTCACAGGTGGTCTACTCTGGTAGCAGAAAGATTCGGCATGGAAGTGATTAACATTGCCCGTGGGTCTGGATCAAACTGGAGAACGTGGAGATCAACGGTAGACTTTTTTGACAGTCGCCCAGATTGGTCTGGTAACGCAATAATACAACTGACAGGATTTGAACGATTTCAGTTACCACTCAACGAACACTTCATCGACAAGATAAATCTATCGCACGAACACTATCCACAACTCACAGAAGATTTCAACAAGTGGGCGATAGGTGGTGCGTATAGTGTAGAACATGATCATGTGAATCCACTAGAGGAATTCTCTCACTGGAATAAAGGCAGTTTAGATCGAATCCAACCCGATTGGAGAGAACCAGATCACTTTGCTCCCCAACAAAATAGTATGCGACACATTTACAAGGATTTACACAGTGACGTAATGGCTAACAAAAACTTTATGAGTCCACTGTGGACTCTTATGGATTGTATGAGACTTACACAGACTATGATCTACTACTTCCGTGCTAGGAACATCAAGTGTCTGGTGTGGGATGCCATGTCAAACATACGATCCATAGTTGACATGTCGCAGGCTCTGAGATGGGTAGAACAACACGAGACAGTCAGTGAGACTGTGGATGACATGTATAAAGACAACAACATGAGATGGATTGTGATTCTATTCAATGACCCACAGAAGTGGATAGAAATGCCACGAAAGACACATGAGAGATATTTTGGTATGTTGCGTGAGGCAGGAATGTATGAGAGATTTTATAACAAATGGAACTCACTGAAGTCAATGCCAGAACTTTCCAAACATGATTATTCTGATATGTTCGTAAACCCCAAACACCCGAAGTTTATTGGCAGTAAGCCAGGCGGACACCCAGATGAGGCATCACACAAAGCAATTGCAGATTTATTAATTGAAGAAATGACCTTGACACGCATGGTCTAATGGTGTATTATAATGGTATGTTTAACAAAAGGAGTGAACATGAATAAATCTAACATTTTTGAAATCGTATCCAAGGGTGTCGCTGATATCCTGTATACAAAGAAGGATGGCACTGAAAGAGTCATCAAGGCCACTCTGCTGGAGTCTGTTGTGCCTACGGTAGAACAACCAAAAACTCTGCCAGATACCCATATCAACATCTTTGATGTGGAAAAAACTCAGTGGCGCACGCTAATTATTGATCAAATCAAAGGCGTCAGTGCGTAAAACCCCTTGACATGCGTGGCTCCTCTGTGTTACTATATAATAGTAATACAAGGAGTCTACCATGACCGACAGAAAACCAACCAAAATTCGTAAGCGGCGAAAGCCAATGACGGAAGAACAACGTGCCGCTGCTGCGGAACGTTTGAAACTAGCACGAGAGAAACGTGCTAAATCTAACCCACCCACATACAAAAACGTCCACCCAGATGTCCTCGCTTTGCCTGAAGACCATCCACGGTCATTCGTGAAGGTAAAACAGTGGATCAAGGAAAACCGTGAAAAGTTGCCTGCGATCCGACAACAAGTTAGGGCAAACCAGAAAGGCGCACTCGCTCAGGAAGCAATGGTCAAAGGATACATTGCCCACATGGAGGCATACCTTAAAAATGGTGATTGGGTGTCAAACTTCTACGGTGCGAACATGGAGAAAAGACATATTCGCACATGTGTAGCTTTGGCGTATGATGCGGATGGAAACCCCAAAAGAGAAAAAGGTGTTTTCTATCCCGATCTAGGATTTGTGTGGGGAATGGAAGATGATATTAGTTGATTATAATCAAATCAGTATCAGTAATCTGATGGCTGAGTTGAACAATAGGGATTCTGACCACATTGATTTCGATTTGGTCAGGCACATGATACTGAACACCATTCGTGGGTATCGAAAGAGATGGCACGAGGAGTATGGTGAGATTGTTATTGCTTGCGACAATCGCCGCTACTGGCGCAGGAAAGTGTTTCCAAACTACAAGGCAAGCCGCAAGAAAACGAGAGAAGATAGTGGCCATGATTGGAACACAATCTTTGATGTTCTTGGTCAGGTCAAGGCAGAACTTGATGAGTTCATGCCGTATCCAGTGATTGACGTAGATGGTGCGGAAGCAGATGATGTCATTGGCACACTCGCTGAGTATAGTCAGTTGAACGATCTCAATCAAGAGTCCTTATTTGACATACCGAAACCCATGTTGATTGTGTCTGCTGACCATGACTTTCAACAGTTACAGAAGTGGGAGAACGTCAAACAGTGGTCACCAATTCGTAAGAAGTTTGTGGCCATCAAGGGTGATCCAAAACAGGTATTAATGGAACATATCATATCAGGTGACAAGGGTGACGGTGTGCCAAACATTCTCAGTGATGACGATGTATTCACAGAGGGCAAACGCCAAAGACCCATTCGCAAGGCATTGATCGCCGAGTGGAAGACAAAAGCACCAGAGGAGTGGGTCACGGGTGACATGGCCGCTGGATACATTCGCAACAAACAGATGGTTGATTTATCACAGACACCACAGGACATCAAAAGCGAAATTGTGATGCAGTATGAGTTACAGTGCCGCAAGAATCGTAGTGAGGTGCGTGAGTATTTTCAACGACATAACTTGAATCGTCTGCTAGAAAGCGTTGATGATTTCTAGTATAAATATGTGTAGTGAATTACACGATGGAGTAAAAAATGAAATTTAGACAAACAGATGAAGGTTTTGATTGGGTGCTTAAAGGTGAATCAGTTGATGATCAAGTGGCCCGACTGAAACAATGGGCAGGAACAAATCAAACTCTTGTGCCACTAGTCCGTATGGGTGTTGGTGCAGAGAAGGTAGATTGGAGACTGCCAGAAGGTATGCCCGACACCGTGAAAATTGATGAAGATACCCCAGATGGCATGGGAAGCACCACCATTCAACTTGAGTGGCGCCGCATCAAACAATTTTTTGACCCCGAAAGTAATATGAATAACCTACCCGATTGGAAACGGGAAATGAATTGGTTACAGATTCTTGAGGGTGTGCATCCAAGTGAGGCGAAAATACTCACCGCTGTGAAGGATGCCACGTTACTTGAAGTATATCCCAAGTTTGAGAAGTTACTAAAAATACTCGGCATTGAGGAATACAACAAACCCAAAAAGAAAAGTAAACCCAGAAAGAAAAAGGACGCAGCATGAGCAACCGCAAACAAATCCTCGCAACCCAGAAATCATATCTACTGGCACAACGAGAAAAGCACAAGTTGAATCTTGATTTGATGCTTGACAAACCCGTTGGTGTGGCAGAACACCCCGACATCATGGAGACAATTGAACAGGAGTTGGGTAAGATGGCAGAGTATGATGATAAACTTGCTATGTTGTCCTATTTTACGGATGGCTACTCGGGCAAGTAGATTCTTCTTATTCAAGTGTGGTGGGTGGAAAAACGAATACTGGATTGTGGATGAAAATTCACTACAGGATGTCCCGAAACCACGAGAACTGATCATAAAGTTTTCCCAGATCGAAAAGATCAGGGAGTATGTCATTGGGCAAAACAAAAACAATCTGCCCATAGTTGATCGCTGTCGAGATAGGACAGAGTGGCATACTCCAGAAGGCCGAGAACGTATCAGGCAGGCCAAACTAGGTGACAAACATCCCCATGCCGATGGCCTAACCGAAGACCACAAACGCAAGATATCCGCCACCATGACAGGAACCCGCCGTGGGGAGTTTAACCCCATGTATGGGCGCAAACACAGCGCCGAAACCATCGCCAAGATTCGCCAGAAGGCGTATGAACGCCCCAAAATGCGCTGGTGTGTCGAACCATCAGGTAAAGCTCACTTAGTCAGGGCGGATGGAGACATCCCAAGCGAGTGGCAATGGGGTCGATTTTACGACAAATACCGCCCATCTGACTAAGCCATTGATTTCCAAGGGAAAAATAATTTGATTTTTTTTCGCTTTTCCTTATAAATCAATGACTTACAGAGGCAGCTTTTTCTTGACATTTGCTTCAAAATGGCCTATAATGGCCACATGATGATGAGAAATGAGAGAGAAAATATGATTGATTTCGTTGCTGCTTCAAACGGTGGTTTAGAGTTTACTACCATTTGTGATACTAGAATTTTTTGTGCGACTCTTGAGGAGTGTGCAGAAACTATCGCTAGTCAAGGACTCGCCAATCGTGTGATGGGTTCTTCTTCAATGGACTTTGCTGATGAGTATGGTTTTGAGACCGCTGACGGTGCCATGACCATGTATCGTGAAGCAATCAAACTGTCAGGGGTTTAATTTATGTCAGGTTTTTATCAGTTGAACCGACAACCATTTCAGTGGAAAATGAAGTCTGGTGCGAGAGGCAACACTGCCATGGATGCGAAATCCAATCAACATTTGACCCGCTGGGTGAATCTTGATCTTCAACGTGCTGAGAAAACTGGTGATTGGTCTGAACTTATTGCAAAGGCTGAGGCTCAAACTCGCCGTTTTCGCAATGATTTTTACGCCTAAATTTTAAGAGGGTTTAATTTATGAAAGTTGTCATCCACACCCAGTTCAAAGAAAACTATGGCGCCCATGATTGGGACGGCAAGGGCGAGTGCCCGCAGTATTGGAAGTTCAAGGGTGGCTCTACCTATGTTGTAGAGGCTTCGATTAATCAGGCGATGTCTGGTTCGTTTTTCACCGATGTGGCCAAGTGCATCGAATACAAAAATGATTACTCTGAGGAGTATATCGTTGGCGAGAATCTGGTCGATGATATCGACTTTGATCCTACCAAAGTTGTGGCAGAGTGGGACACCGCTATCTATGCCGAGTTGATCGGTGGGCAGTTGGACTGCCGTGAAGATGTGAAGGACTACACTATGGCCCGCAACATCATCGGCGAACGCACTTGGATGCAAAATGCAGATGGCCGATACGATGTGGCCCTAGAACGATTTGAGGAGGCAGCGTAATGGCTCGTTGGGAAGAATTTGAATGTGTGCTTTGTGGTGAAAAGTTCAATGAGTATGGCAACAATCCATACCCGTTGGCAGAAGAAGGTGAATGCTGCGACAGTTGTAATAATGATGTGATCGTTGCACGACTTCAGGCGATGATTGCCGATCAAAAAAAGAGGGCTGAGGAGCTCCTTCCATATACAGATTTGAGGAGTCAATAGGATGGTAGATAACGCATCAAGAGCGCAGGCACTATTGGAAAACTTTCGTGGACATGGTTCGCCGTATGACCGTGGTTCCGCTGACTCATACTACCAGAGAGGCCCATCGCCGCATTGGTATCCAGAAGGCACCTACAATGGTGAACGGATCGAAGAAGGTCAAATGACAAAAGCACAGATAAGGGAGTATATGTTGGGGTTCGCCGAGAACGAGGCAGACCTAAATTTTAAGGATTGGGAATGAAAGAAAAAATAATTTTAACGGATTGTGATGGAGTCTGCCTAGATTGGGAGTGGGCTTTTATGCAGTGGATGTCTCACAATGGGATGAATCCACAGGGCGAAGATTGGAAACTAAAATACAAAGTGTCTGAAAGATTCGGTGTGACTCAGGAAGAAGGCAACAGGTTGACTAGTCAGTTCAACAGCAGTGCCGCTATCGGATTCATGCCGCCACTCAGGGACGCCCAGTGGTTCATCAAGAAGTTGAATGAACAACACGGTATAAAGTTTGTTGCTGTCACTAGTCTTCACGATGACCCATATGCTCAGCAGTTGAGAACGCAGAACCTAAAGAAATTATTTGGTGATGCGTTTGTTGAGTTTCACTATCTTGCGTGTGGTGCTGACAAAGATTTAATCCTTGAGGAATTGTCTTATAAATATCCACAAGCACCTTGGATTGAAGACAAACCCATCAACGCTGACGTTGGTGCCAAGTTCGGATTTGAAACTTATTTGATGGAACATGGGCACAACATGCACTACAAAGGCCCTGCCTTGAAAGTAACCAATTGGGAACAGCTCTATCAATTCATGGTAAGAAAATTTGATTAGGAGCGAACATGTTTTCAATTGAACAAGTGTTAATCTTGGTTATCTGTATTGTTGCTTGTGGATATACAAGTTACAAAACAGGATTTGACGAGGGTGGCAAAGTGACCACTGCCGTATACATGGCAATCATGTCTGAATTTTTGAGACAAAAGATGGGTGATGATTGGGTTCTAAATACTTTGGGAAAAGATAATAACAGGTTCGCTCGTTTTATGGAAACAGAGCTCATGCCAGAGGAAGAACAAAATGACCACGCCGCTTGATGACGCAATAGCAAATATCAATACGAATGTCATAAACGAACCAAAAGCTTTTGCTTTCAATACCACATTCGCCACGGGTGATCTCTTAGAGTATCTAGGCAAACTCTACATAGTGGAGGTAGGTGGAGGCACATCTTCATCTGGTCTCGCACCATCACAGTGGCCACACGATGCTAGTTCAACGCATACTCTATACGGCGATGATGATCAGGTGATCATGGCATCAACCATATCAGCTGCTGTGTCTGCTGGTGCTACGGTAGTGTCAGGAAATCCTGCTGGGACTGATGATTTTGGAACCGCTTGGTCTACACTCACAAGTCCATTCACAAGCAGTGCTTATACATCATCTGATCCAGTTCCTACTGCCGCTAGTCTCGCTGCTGCTGGTCACTCCACTACACCAAACTATGACAACAGGACACCGGCATGGAGCACTGCCTCTACTGGATTGTGGACTAGGGACAGCAGAAAGTTTGAGATAAACCCAGGCGATCCCGTCAAAAATTTGAGAGTAGGATCATGCACATTGTCCTTTGTTGGATACGCCAGTAGCACATCCGAGAACGATGCAATCGCAGCTGCAGCGAAGTCGGCTGCTGATACGGCAGTTGCCGCTGTGACAATATCATCCGCAGATGCCCAGACATTTGGTGCGAAAGACTCAGAGGGCAATCCAACGATAGATCAGGGATCAGCAGTGACCACTGCTGTCACCAATTTAAAGACAAATAGAAGTTCGCCGGGAGCCCAGTATGCACTGGCGGTATTGAACACTGTTAAAACTCAATTGGACAGTAAACTGCCATAAGGATTAGAAATGGAATTGCTAGGTATACTCGCAATCATGTTGTTACCTATGATAGTGGGTGGCATTACTTTATATTTTAGCGTGAAGACAGGACAAGAGGGCAGGAACGATGTTTAAAAAAATCGGGTGGTGGATTTATGATTTATACAGATACTTTTTTGATCTGAAGTATAATCCGCTGCGACATATACCAAACCCATTCACGCAGTTCATTCTGATGTTTTATCTGTCAGTTATGTGGACTGCCATTTTTACCATATGGGTAGGACAAACAATTTACTTTGGCATAGGCAGTGTCGCTGCTCACTTGATTGTCGTGGCTGGATTCTTTATCACCGCACTCACATTCATAGATGCCGAGAAGAACGGCCACTTGTGGGTTAAAAAAACAAAATTACCCAAACCACAAGACAGGCGATGCGTATGGGATTTAGATAAGGAGGCCTAAGCATGTATGAGTATAGGGTAATCATTGATCGCTGGGTGGACGGCGATACAGTTGATGTAGATATCGACTTGGGCTTCGGTGTGTGGTTGAAAGATCAACGAGTCAGGTTGTATGGCATAAATGCGCCAGAGAGTCGCACCAGAGACTTGGAAGAAAAGAAATTAGGATTGGCAGCAAAGGATTTCTGCAAGAATTTTTGTAAGGAAGGTGAGACTGCCATTTTGAAAACTAAATCATATGACGCCAAAGGCAAATATGGTAGGATACTTGGTGAGATATGGTCGGCGGGTGAGTTCGCTGATCAATCTTTGAATGAATACTTGGTGGAAAAAGGTCACGCAACCAGATACTATGGCGGTAAACGATAAGATATTTTTGATCGGTGGATGTTCATACACCGCACAAGATGATCCAAAAAGATACTCATGGGCTCGGCAGTTCGCTGATTCCATGCGTGTCGGCGGGACAGTAATCAACACCGCCCAGATGGCATCTGGTAATCAAATCATTTTTGATCGACTCGCTTGTGAGTTATCACGCCAAGAAGTTCTGGACAATAATCCAGTTGTGCTTGTTATGTGGTCATCGCCACTACGCAAAGAGTTTCTGCTCGATAGTGAGAACGCTGACTGGCGACAGGTATACCGTGACAGGTATAAGGGTTTTAGTAATTACATTCGCACCAGAGTAGAAGGTGGCGACATGTCAGAATTGAAACATGCCATGTCCAATTGGTTGCTAGTTGGTGGTGGTTATGGTGTGTGGGATTATGGTATCGCCTCACTGGACGCAAGAATCAAATCATACTTTGATGGCGTCTACAGTATACCACAGTGCTATGTGGATACATGTCGTGCCATAGTTGGACTACAGACATTATGTAAGTCTCTGAACGTGCCACTGGTCAATATGTGTTGGATGAACATCTTTCACGATCTACATGCGTGGGAAGGATACGATCACAATAAAACCAGTATCAATGCCACTGCTGGTTGGTTGGGACGCAGATTGTGGCATAATTTTACAGGGACAGAATACCAGTTGCCCGACAGCATGGAATCTGAATATATAAACAAGGCAATAGAGAAAAAATACCCAGACTGTAAACATTGGGTCGATATGATTGATTGGGACACATGGTTATTTTATGAGAACGATAAAGTCAGGAAGGGCGGACTAGGTGAGTTCTCATATTTTGAATGTGAGACAGAGGCAAAAGATATGTGGGAGCATCCATCCACAGAAGTTCAAAAGAATTGGATGAAATATGTAAAAGACAATCTCAAGGAGCGAGGACTACTATGACCGCTGGACAGTTATGGTTTATGATCTATATAATCTCAATACCATTCATTTTACTGTTTGGTGGGATGTATGGTGACTACAAGGCTGGTGAGCGATACATGATTTTCTGGAAGAAAAAAGAGAAGGGTGTAAACTCAGGAGCGAAATTCGGATGAAGGATTTTTATCAGATGGTATTAGGGCCCAAGTTGGAGTTGCGACTTGGGGTATTTTTGTTGTATATGTTTTTTGTATTTTTCGCAGGGGCAATTTATGGCTGACGAACAGGAAGGGATATCACTCAAATACAGTTATCTCATAGAAACGGGGCAGAAGATTTGGGACGCTGCCAAGACGGCAACGCAAGGGTGTCCAGGCTGGTATGACATCGAACCAGAACGTGCAGTGTATTATGGTTGGTTGTCAGAACAGGAAGACAAGAACAAACCATTGAAAACGTATGAGGAGTGGCTCGAGGATCAACCGAAAGATTGGTTGACGGGTGCGCCACGGAACCATATCATATGAAATACTTAATTTTGATGGCAGTTCTACTCACGGGGTGCGGAGAGAATGATCCAGGCCTCGCCAAGAATATGGAGTTGACAAAGAAACAAAGGGCGAAGATTGAAGAAAGAATCACGCCGTTTGGTTGGGTCAACGTGGAAGGTGTGAGTGATCTTGTCGCCGAGGTAGCACTGGCAGGCGAAACACTATATGCCGCTTGTGGTGCGTGTCACGGTGCTAACGGTGGTGGTGGAGTTGGGCCGAAACTGAAAGGACAAACCGCCGAGTATATTGTGGGCAGACTGAACCAGTATCGAAACGGTGAGAAAGTTGGATCACAAAGCAATATGATGTGGGGTCAGGCGGCAGGATTGTCTGACACAGATATAAACGATTTGGCGGAATACATTGTGACGCTATAGAGTAACCGAATTTTGAAATGAAACTGATACTTGACAGATCGCCGATAATCTACATACATGCAGAGTTGGAATCAAACGCCTATCTGAATACGGATAAACTAGAGCAGATACTCGCCACTCACAATAACATTGAGGAGTGTGTGATCTACAATCTCAAGGAAGAAATTGTATGGCGTATCAATTCTGATATCTTCAGGCAGTATTCACATATCCATTTTCGCATCGAAGATAACATGTTCCGTGATCTTGATCCTCTAGGTCATGCACTGCCAGATAACGTAGTCCACTTCAAGCACCCATTTTATTTTCTCTATCACACCATGACGCATGGGCTGGAATACGATGCCAATATCGGCATAGAAGATACCAGTTTTTGTTTTCTCAATAACGTGCCCCGCCCATACAGAGTCAAACTATGGGATAAACTCACAGAGGATAATCTGCTCAACGAGTATTGCTCATTTTTAACCCGTAGGGTGTTCACTGACACGGAGTGCTTACGCTCAGAATGGTTCGCAAAGGGCCACCATATATCCATGAATCCGCCACAGTTCTACGACAAAGTAGGCGCCGATGTGTTTGTAGAGACCGAGACAGACACGCTCAGGTATACGGAAAAGACATGGAAACCCCTATTTCACGAGAAGATTTGTCTAGGATTCGGAGGTGCTGGATACTATACTGAGCTGAGTGGATTGGGATTTGAGTTGCACAAAGATTTCATAGACTACAGTTTTGACACAATCGCTGATTCGGATGAGCGGTTTGAGGCGTATTATGAACAGGTGAAAAGAGTCATTTCATATCCGCTCGGTGAGTTATTGAACGCAACCGAACAACAGCGAGAGCATAACAGAAGGAATTGTCTGCAAATACTGTTAGAGATAGCGACAGTTCCTAACATTCCAACCGTAGAACCAGAAGTATTTTTCAATTTATGTAAGACACAGGCGTGGGAAATACTTAATCTAGGTGATACACTAACCGAAAAGGAGCGAGAAGAACAATGGTATTCCGACTAATTGAATTAACAATAGCAACAATTATTTTGATTATGCTAACAGGATGTGAGAGTTTATCGTGGGAAGGGTTCAACAAAGAACAAACGTATGACCCATATGAAGGCATGGTGCTAGTCTGTGAGGGAACATCAAGGGAAAATGCAGACTGTGAGTATGTTGATCAGGAAGAAATGCAAAGAGTTTTTGATCAACTTAGAGGTATAAGACTATGATAGAAACGATGAAGGATTTAGCATTTCTACTGATCATCTTTATGTGGCTGGGGGGATTGAATGTCGCTATGTATTATTCTGTAAGGGAGATATTTAGATGAACGATTGGGACGCTGAGTTTATCTATCTTGGGTTGATGCTCTTTATGATATATGCGCTATATTCAAACTACGTTTCGGGGTAGTTCTATACTTGGTCTGCCGAGTGGGGAATAGTGGGAAAACGTGGATATCCAAATCCGCAGGCGTGCTGCTCCGAGTCGCTCGCTGCTCTCTCAGCTTACCACAGTGGCTCGCAGTTGTCAAGCCCCAAAAATAGCGCAAAAAAGCGAAAATAATTGCAAAAAACCCTTGACAATTGCTTTGGGGCTTGGTATAATTGTTTTGTAACGTTTTGAGAGAGAACCAATATGAATTTAGAACCCCTATTTGAGGCCATCGTGAAAGACTTTGCTCGTTTTGACAGAACTGAGGAGAGAGTGGCCGAATTTGCCGACAGTCTCGCAGTCGAGGAAGGTCGGAAATACCTTAAAGTCATCAAGAAACTAGGCAGCCAGACTATGGTTTGGGGTTTCGTCCAGAAAGAGGATGATAAGAAGTTTCGTGCTGGTGACATTCTGAAGGCTGCTGGGTGGGCCGCTCCTGCTAGGAACAAGGCCCGTGGAAACGTAATTGAAGGCGATCTGAGTTGGGTTCGCTGGACTGGGCCGGAGTATCTATAATGAATAATGTTTGTGGTTCTTTTATTGAGAAGGATGTCAAGGGACGGCACTTCTATCGTGCCAACACTGAGTTGGACGAAATGACCGACTCTTGGCGGTTCCCCCATATATTGATCACTAATGATGGCTTTCGATATGCCAACATTAAAAAGACTGTGGCTGAGATCGCAGTGGATGAGGATGAGTATGGCCAACCCGTAGTGGAGAAGTGGCAAATATACAGTCATCGTTTTGAGATTGCTTATAGGGGATAGTTTTTACCCTTGACACCAGCCCCTAGTTGGGGTATAATAGTATCTGATGGGTAAAGGTAGGTATGGCCCTTTTCACCTACCAATTTATATAGGAATGTAAAACATGACTAGTAAACGTGAGAAAATCCTCGCCGCTCTTCAAGCGGGAGAGGAACTGACCGCAAAGCAGATGGCAAAGCGCTTCGGCGTAGGTGATGCTGTGCGTGAAGTAAACCGACTCCGCCACGAGGGTTATGCTATCTATCTGAATAGCTATAAGACTCCTCGCCGAGTCACAAAGAAGTTTCGTCTGGGCACCCCCACACGAGCAGTGGTAGCCGCTGGTTATCAGGCCCTGTCCGCTGCCTAATCTGGTAGTCGAGTAGACAGGAAGACGGCCCTTGATGGCCGTTCGCCGAGAGCCGGGCCTATGCTTTTGGGCCTGGCTCTTGGCCCTTACAAGGGCATCTGGCATCCCCATACATATATGTGTTGAAAGCGTTTTCAGAATTTTTTGCCCAGAAATTTTTTTGCCGAGGTATTTGTGTCGCACAGGGTTCGCATAGTTTTTCACAATTGGAAGGATATGTCAAAGGAGTATACTGTCGAGGGCGTTATAGTGCCATACAGTAAGAACCCAGCGTCAGAACGCCTCGTAATCAAATCAGATGATGATCAGTATATGGACATCATCAAAGAGACCATCATAAGCATTACGCATCTCAGCAATGAGTCTAAGACCTAATGTAGATGGGGTGGGAGTTCCTACTACCTAAACAAAGAGGAACGTAATGGATTCTGTGTGGCCAGATGAAATTATTACACACAATAGTCACCACTAAGGCCTCGCCCGTTGGGAATCACTTAGTGACACATAAGGAGATATGGGGAGCTGACGAGCGAAACCTAGACGGGTGATCAATGCACAGGAGAGATGTGATGACGAAAGAAGAACAAGAACGTTTTGCCTTAGAGGAGATTCAGAATAGCAAAAGAATCTTCAAGTCTGCTACTCCCAAATATACACTGGATTGGTATGTTAAGTGGGCGGCATCTATTCTCATTCTCATCTCACTGGCAATGCGTTCAGCAGGGCCTGAGTATCGTATCTATGATCTAGCATTCGGTGTGGTTGGTATTGCACTGTGGTTATGGGTGTCTATGTTATGGAAGGATAGGGCATTGATTCTTCTAAATGGTGTTTCACTGTTTATGTTAATGACCGCTCTTTTCAAGGACATGTTATGAGTTTTCCGCCCGATCATGTCATAGATCACGAATTTCAAAATATGAAAGTCGTAACCAAATCTGGACACGGCACATTGTTTGCGGGCAAGATGAAAGAACACACTCATTATGAACAGACTGAAAGAGAAGAACTCTTAGAAGATATCGCCAGCGGTAGTCTGAGTGATAAAGATGTCACCTTTTACAATGTGGGTGAGTGTGAGTTGTCATGGGATACAGACTACTATGAGCTCGGTAAACAGGTGAAGTCTTGGACTGAGATCAATGGTATGGTCTCTGAACATGCCGCCATCTTCGATCCCAACAAACCCGTCCCAGAGAGACCCTACAATGCCGCTGCGAGATTCATCCCCAAACTGGACAATGTGAAAATCATTTCCTACCCGTGGATATGGCTTCTGGATCAGATCACCACTCATGCAGGGGTTCTCAGATACCCTTCGCCAGGCATCAAACAAAACCTGTCGGTATTTCAAGATATAAAAGAAAATGAAAGACCCTTCGGGGATGATGGGTTTGGCAGACATGTCAAATTGCCTTCTCGTTTGTTTACTAGCATGATGCGTAGACCAAAACCCCACCGCACTATGATGTGGGATTTATTGAACAATGCCGGATTGATTGGATCGGAACCCTACGGGCCCGACAGCGTTTGCACTAACGTGGCAGTTGAAGGTTACCAGATAGACCTACCCCATGGCGAAATCGTTTGGACAAAGGATCAGCATACTTTCCCGAAATGGTATTTTGATTGTGCCATAGACGTTGTGACCGAATCCGTAACGGACAATCTATTCTATACCGAAAAAACGTGGAAACCTTTACTGGGCATGAGAATACCTTTGTATCTGTCAGGTAAGGCACACTATACGAAACTGACCGAAATGGGATTCATGTTTCCCGATTGGTTGCAGTGGGATACGTTTGATCACATGGAGACCGATTACTTGCGATGTAAACGAATCGTGGAGATACTACTTGAACTCAAGGATCAGGATTGGCAGTCACTCTTTAATCAGTGCTGGGGCACCAGAGTCCACAATCAGGCGAACTGCTTGAACTTGATAATTGACGGATCAATACCCCAGATACCAGAAGAAGTGGCTTCAGATGATTATGTTGCGATCTATGAAGTGGCGAAAGAAACTGCCGAAAAGTGTTGGAGACATCTCAAAAGCAATGACAATTACTCTCAAACCGCTCTCAAAGTGCAAAAAAAGTTAAGTGATTGATTTATAAGGGAATTTAAATATCGTTACAAATCAATGGCTTACAATTTTTTTCAATTTTTTTTGCTTTATCCTTATTTTTCAATGACTTACGATGGCGGATTTTTGTTGACATTTGCTTCAACAGCTGTCATAATAGTCTTGTAAATTAATGAGAGAGGAAAAAAACATGGCTTACGTTTCACAATCACTGAAAAAAGAACTTGCTCCCGCTATCAAGGCGGTCTTGAAAAAATACAAGATGAAAGGTTCTATCGCTGTCGATAATCATTCGACTTTGGTAGTCAATCTGAAGTCTGGTGCTATCGACTTCCAAAAAGACTTTCAGACTGAGTGTTCTACCACTGGTAAGTATCACTATCAGGTCAACCCGTATTGGTTCCAAGAACATTACACGGGTGCTGCAAAGTCTTTTCTGACTGAGTTGCTTGCTGCGATGAAACCCGCTGACAAGTGGTTCGATAATTCTGATCCGATGACGGATTACTTTCACACTGCCTACTATGTTGATGTCAACATTGGTAAGTGGAACCAAGAATATGAGGTGGCTGCTTAATGATTAGGTTTGTTATTGGTTTGTTTATTCTTCTCGGTGCTGTTGGCCGAGAAGATTTTTACGTTGAGTGTGTGCAGGCTGCCGACTGTGTGGCTGATGCTCCTAACTTCGGTGTTAGTTTGATGCTCGCTGTGCTTGGTCTCGCCTTCATGGCGTGGGCCTTGCCTGCTATCAACTCGCAATTTGATGAGGAATAAGTATATATGAGTAGACCCGATATGATATGGTGGGATTCAGAATCCAACCTTGGCCGAGGATGGAAATCAGAGTATGCCTCTGAGGAACAGAACCTTGGGCCAGAAAACAAAATGCCTTTGCCCTGTGAGGGATGTGATCAAGCTGATTACTGTCTCACTAACTCCACTGACTGTCAGGCCTTTCGTGAGTGGACGGACAAGGGTTACTACGGTGTGTTTGCCAAAGATGGCAACTTCACTGGTATCGACAAAAAAGGCCGTAACTTGGTTGGCTTTCGGTTGAAGGCCATATAGGAGGGCGCCATGAAAGGTTTCCTTTTGAGAAGTAAACTCGGTAGATGGTTTTTCTTTTGGTTTGTCATCTTTCTGTTTGTGTTCACTAGTTTCCCTGCTGCTGCGTTGGGCAAACGTGAGGAAGGTGTTCTGCTCGGTGTGGGTGGCATGTTATTGCTAAACGAGATTGATCGGAACAGAACTGGAGTTTATAGGGGCGAGAGACACCCCCATAATGAGTTTCCAAGATTCCGATGTTACGGTGATGCGATTACCTGTTCTTTTGAGAAAGGTGTTTATGACCGTGAGTTGAATGACTATTATCAAAGACAGTATCGGGCTTACCGATGCGGGCGATATGGGGAGTGTGAACCACATGAGTAAGATGGGACAGTTTGTTATGGAGTGCCAGCAGATTGCAATGCAGTCTGAGTCCGTGGCAGAAGTGAAGGCGGAGTGCAAAAAGAGTTTCGCTGATAGGGGTCTTGTCGAGTATGCCACTGATACAGCAGTAAAGTATTACGGGCAACTTGACGGTGACCCAGCTGGATCAATCTATGAGGACATACCATTTTGAGTATTTCTATCGCCACCAAGGGCGGCAACAAATTTCAAAAACACATAGTGACCCAAACTGCCAATTGGTGTCTGGGTCAACTTATGCCACGCATCAAAAAAATCTACATTGATATTCATCTACGCAATATCAAAGATGCTGACGGGTATTGTTCATGCGATTCGATTGATGATGACGATTTTGTAGGCCGTTCCCCAAGATCATATACACTGGAGATTGATAAATCTCTGTCACTCACTGAGATGGTATCCACCACCATACACGAAATGGTTCATGTGAAACAGTATGTGTTCTGTGAACTTAGAGATGTCAGTGCCAAGGCGAACGGTTGGAAGTCTCAACTTGTTTCTTGTGATGTGAAGTATGAAGACCAGCCGTGGGAGAAAGAGGCATACCGACTACAGGAAAAACTGTTGGTGCAGTGTCTTACTGAGGCAGTCTTTCAAACTGACGTTGATAAAAACGGATTCGCTCACAATCGTGTATAAAACCCCTTGACAACTCCCTAGTTTTTTAGTATTATAAGTAGTATTGTGATGAAGCAACTTAACGTTGCCTCTCTCACAATTAAACTTAACTAAACTTACCTTAACGGTAAAGGAGACTATTATGAATGCTGTCCAGCTAGCTTTGGTCAATGACCACACTCAAACTGATCCCCAAGATTACCTTTTATCAATTGAAGAAACCGTGCCAGTTCACATTTCTACGTTTCTTGATGAATGGTTGCATGACCGCAGACACATCAATAAAACACCAGATGACATGCGTGTTGCTCATGGTTGGTCAACCACAGGAATTGAACCAGAAATAAATTATACATGGGATGATATTCTATCAAGGATAGAACAAGACCCAGACAAACAATTTAGTTTGCATGGATGTAGTATACCTATAAGTTCTGTTTGGGTTTTTCCTAAATTTAATAGGTTGCCTGAACCTACTCAGTGTCAAAACAATTTGAATGACAATCCACTTGGAAAGGGTTTGTCTTATCAGGCTTTGGGTTCTCCGCAGTTTTTCCTTGTTAAAATTGATGGCGAAATTGCCTGCATGGCAGTGTCCGGCAGCCACCGTTCAATCAAGTGTATATTTCAATTTGGATATGAGGGATTCATCCCAGGCGCTAATGTTATATATGTTGGTTCTCTTGAGTTGGA